ACTTCATGACGGTCGAACCCATTTTGGTGCCAGCCATAGTGTTTGTTAGCTTATCGAAGCCTATAGCCAGCATCCCATTTTGATCTTCTTTAGTCGCTGAACACATAACGCCTAGTATCTCTATGCCTGTGAGCTTGGACGCTTCCTTCTCTGCCGCTGCCTTATCAGCTTCGATCTTGGCAAGATAGACAGCCTCCTTCTCAGCCTTGGTGCTTTCATCGTCATCGGAGAACATATCGACTTCGGTATAACCATCTACCCAGTTGCCTTTAGCATCTTGAACCACCCCATTACTAACCACTACTTTTAAGCTAGTTGATGGAGTAGGCTTAGGAGATGGCAAGACAGGAACCCAACCACGTTCTGCTAATGTGTTTGGGCCTATCGAAGTGGTCCTCTTAATAGAATCAATAATAGCTCTATCGGTACTGACTTCTTGTGTTTCTATATTAATGTACTTTGTCATTTCAGTTCCTTATATAGCTGCTATTGCTAAGAAGATATACTCACTACCGTCTACGTTTACTAGATTAGAGGCTTCGTTACTTAGTTGGAATCCAGAGGCGTGTGGGTCTATCCAATCCTTGTCTGTTACTTCTGCTGCTGTTGAGTTCAGTAGGAAGTAAGGATCGTCACCGGCTATAATTCCTCTAACAGAATCCCACAAGTACCAGCCCCCTGTAGCGTCTGTTCTCTTAATAAGAATAAAGCTACTACCTGCTGCAAATCCACAGTCAATAGTAAGTGTTGCTGCTGTGCCTGTGTAGCTGCCTACTTTAGAGACTCCGGCTAGGGTTGCGAATAGATAGGCAATAAAACTCTCTGCGGACGTGTTCACCGCCACGTTGGTTCCTACAGTAAAGACTGAGGACGTTGGTGCTGTGTCGTTCCAGAAAGTTGCATCATCGACAACCGCCGCCGTAGTGTTTAAAACTAAGTAATCAGTCTCGTCTACCGTCGAGTTATATACAGCCCAAGCATCTGCGGCATCCCTGTTCTTGATTATGATCAGCTCAGGAGTAACTGCTAACCCGTGCGCCTCAGTATGCGCCGAGCCTGTGCCAGTATAAGCAACAACATCCATGAACTCTGGCGCTCTCTTGAACATCCACGAATAAAACGCAGTAGTCCTAGCGTTATTATACCAACCATCCATGTAGTCAAAAGCCATTGCGGAAGCACTACCTTCAGCGTTAGTAACGTCAAAGTTAAGTTCTTTACCTTGTGTTAGCCTTGTACTAGTAACCCAACTCTGTACTGAGTTTGATTTGAAAAACCCCCAATCAACAGGAAAGCCAGAAGTAAAAGCATTAACTCCAGACCCGCCAGTGCCATCTCCTTGGTCAATAGCAAATACCTCACTAGCACTCTCGGGTACTTTCATCGGTCGGCGTATTGCTATGTAGACGTAGTCCCTAGCACTAATATTACTGTTATTGCCAAGCATTAACATCCCGTCAGCGTTAGGACTTCCATTCTCTAGGTCTGATTCAGGGTTAGTTGTATTGAGGAATAAGTATTGGTCGTTACCTCCTACATCCCAACCACGCATAATGTCGTAGACGTTCCAGATTGCTGCCACATTGGTTGGTTTCCATAGAACATATTGTGGCTCCCATCCTAAAGATATTTGCTGTCCTGCTGCGGCTCCATCACCTGTATAACTCCCACACTTAATAATGCTCTCGTTACCGGCTACGCCGAATGATTCGTCGTCGTCTGCGAATATGTAGGCTACATAGTCCTCCCCGCTTGTGTTTACGTCAGAGTGTGTGCCTACCGTGAATTGCGTAGCCGTTGGTGCTGTGTCATTCCAAACAGTCGCGTCATCTACTGTAGCCGCCGTGGTGTTTAAGACTAGGTAATCTGTCTCAGGGTTTGCTGTGTTGGACTTGTGATAGACCTTCCAATCATCGGCAGCCGATAGGTTCTTGACAAATATACAGCCCGGTGTAGACCCTAGAGCATGGTCGATAGCATGAGCCGAGCCTGTGCCTGTGTAGGTTACTATGTCAAAGAAGCCGGCTTCTTTGCGGAATGTCCATGAGGCATAATAGTGTGAGCTATTATTGTAATTAGAATCGTTTCCCACCGTGAATCCAGTAGAAGAAAACGAAGTCACTCCGGCTGGATCCACCACCGTTCCATTAGTTATATTAGAACCTAGAGCGTTAGTGGCTCCTCGAACAGTGTCGGTCAAAGTATGTCTTGCAGTCAATGTTCTACTTTTCCCCCACACAAGACCACCGAACTCATCTAGGTCTAGCCCGTTTGTAATAACCTGTGTCGAGCTATTTCCTTTGTAAAGCCAAGTGCTAAACACATCTTCGACATAAACAGGGTCGCCCCCCTGCCCTGCCGCTGCCATCATTACTCGTTTAATAGCAGTCATATTATGAACTCAGTGTCGCAGCGACTTGACCATGCCATATAGTCCCGCCATCAACGGTGGTGAAGACAAGTATATCCAGACCTGAAGCAGACAACGTAGGTGCTGTAGCAGCAGGCCAATCAACTGAGCTAGGCCAGTTAACCGTCTGTGAGCCACCGTTAGTTAGGAATAGAACAAAGCCGCACAGCTCATCACCGGCTGTAGGGTTGTCAAATGTGAATGTGTTAGCTGAAGTGTCTACGGTGGCTGTGACAGAGTTGCCTAGCGTTAGGTCGATACTTTGTGTGCCGCCACCAGTTGAGCCAATGGCGTTAGTTACTTCACCGTAGTCTAGTAGGTTAGCTCGTTGCAGGGTGTTATCTGCAAGATTCTGCGTACCCGTGAAGGTGTTAGCGCCGAGAACGGCTCCTTTGGTGTTTGATACAGTGCCCATTTTATAATCCTTTCGGTGCGAAAAATTTCTGCCTGAAGGCAGACCATGTGGCAAAGTAGCCATCAAAATTAGCATCAGTGATTAGCAGCTTCTCGCCATTCACGAACTTAAATACCGTGTCTGGAAAAGTCTTGCCCGCCGCCCTTTTCATTATAACGCCCACAGAGATAGCGGTAAGACCGTCTTGGTCATCTCTGGTAGCAGAAGCCATGATAGAGCCTAGTTTCACGCCGGCGAGCTTAGCGGGCCTCACAGCAGCTTCCGTGTCCTTCCTTGTCTTCTCTGTGGCTCTAGCGTCAATATCTGCCTGAGCGCTTGCGATAATCACAAACCCGCCCCGCTCTGTGTAGGTTGCTTCGTTGGCTTCCACACCTTCAGGTAAGCCAACATCGAATATGGCTGTGTTTTTGGCATTCCTGTCAGTCGCCTTAACAGTTCTGCCGTTGTTTTTGATGACCAGAATATCGTCCTCGAAGGCGATAGAGGTGCCGCACCTGAAAACCGTATTGTCTGTCGTTCTAACTGCTATCATTTTCCTCTCCGGTTTAAATTGCCGCGCTCTTGTCGATTACTTGAAAATCAACGGCGGCGGCATCCATAAGTATCGCCCCATCGTCTAGGTCTGAAATACTGCCGCCCTGTGCGAACAGGGCGGAATAGCTAGTGTCTAAACTCGCTAAGATGGATACTGTCGCAGATACAACGTTAACAGCAGCATACGTTTTGGTGCCGCCACCCGATGTAATTGACCCAAGGTCACACCAAACCTGCGCCGTGTTGTCGTCAGAGAACCTTATAACGTCAACCGTAGCGCTTACGCCCCCAACCCCCGCCTGTATAGAAGTAAGCGTTGCGGCGCTAAGAACCCCAGAGGTTAGCTCAACTATTCGCGTGTATAGATCGTCTGGAGTAGCGCCAGTATCTACAGCAGCCAACACTATAGAATCACCAACAAACTTGGCATCGACCTGAGTTGTTGTGATGCCTGTAAACACTCCGCTATCAGAACCCGCCGTAATGGTTGTTCCCGATATCGTCCAGCTCACATGATAAACATCGTCAGCGGTTTGCACATAAAACAATTCTCCAGTAGTTGCTGCCGTAGCCACAACCACGCTCGCCTTTCCTACACCGGTCTGGATTTTTGCCGAGCTGGTCATTGTGGCCTCGGCGTTTATTGTCGGGGTTGTGCCGGATATGGTCACAACCGCCCCAAGTATTACGGTTGCAGTATTAGCAAAGGTGAGGATTGCCGAAGTATCTGTAAGCCTAGACAGGGAGCAAGTACCGCCGCCGGTTGCTGTCGTAACATCTAAGTTGCCCGCAACAATAGTCGTTCCGCTAACACTGAAGTAATAAACCCCAAACACTCCTCCCGTGGTCTTTGAAAAAGCTATAAGCCCCTCTGTAGCTGTCAGCATAGTAATAATAGGCCGACCCGCCGCCGCGTCTGAGGACTCAAAGGTCAATATTGCCCCGACAGTGCCATCTGTTTGGACTACTTGGGCCTTTAATGCACCTGATAACACCCACGCCACAACGCCTGTATTGGCTGTAACCTTATCGCCCGAAACGTAAGTCGCAGAACTACTGTTAGTAAATGTCAGCCCAAATCTAAAGGCGTTAGGGTCTTCGTATTTCTTGACCTCCCAGCCGCCCGCAATAGTGTTATCCAGCACAGTGCAGAGATAGGACTCGCCAGATGCCACGTTAGCCAAAAACGCGCCCGCGCTGTTCTTAATGGTAAATGCTAGAGAGGTAGATGACGCATGGACTCTGAAATACTCGCCCTCGGCCATTGTCGTAGCGTCTGGCAAGTCTAAATCTTTGCTCGCCGCTGTATAGGTTAGAAACTGAATCGGGCTAGAGCCTTCCATTAGCGTTATATCTACCGCGCTAGACTGCTCGTTTACCGATACCGAATTGGCTGTAGAGTTGGGGCCATACCAGCTCTCACCATCAATGCTGTTATAGGTTCTAATCTCGCCCGCACCAATAGCCATAGTGTCAGCCGCATCAACCGCGCCACCGTTTATCTTGTCGCTTGTATTGGGAAATACCTGCACACCAATAGCGCCGTTATTAATAACCGTTTGACTATCTCCAGCCACGGCAGTTCTGAGCTTTACAGAGTCGTTCAGGTTCGCAACTGTTGTGATATTGCACAGGTCAGCAGTTAGGTCCGTAGCCGCCGCTTGAGTCTGTGTGGTGCTTGCCGTAATGCCGGTCTGCACATTGTTGACTATAGCCTTACGCCAAAAGGCAGAAGATGTGCTAGGCGTGTTTCCTGTATTCGCCGCCGATAAGCTCTTCCAGTTATTGCCCGTAGCGTCCTGAATAACATCGCCCAGAGCATAGGTTTCGCTAGCGTTATAAATGCCCCTAAAGACGATCTGCGACCACTTGGTAGGACTTGCGCCAGAAGCAGGGTCATTGTTTAGGTTTGAGGCCGCAATAGACACGTAATAAAGCCCGTCAGAGCCTTCTACTAAATCACCAACACCGTAAATAACTCCAGCGTCCCACCCACCAAAGGCTGTGGTTCCGGTAAAACAGACATTATCATCATCAGTTCTAATCGTTGCGCCCGCCGAGTCCTTCAGCAGAATACTCAATGTGCCCGAGAACCTTACGTCGCCCTGAATTCTTCCGCCTGCGTCTAAAGTATACGGATTAGTCTGAGACACGCTTAATGCTGGATCGGAGAAAATGGACGCCAAAGTGGTCGTTTTATTTAGGTAAAACGTAGCCGTGCCTCCACCTAAAGCCGTTACACCGTCGCTGGCATAGAACTTCTGGAAAGCATTTACTATTGTTGAGGTGTTAGCCATTATTCGTCTTCCTTTGCTTTGTTTAAAGCGACACCCATTAGCCACGACTCAAGATATGCCGCCCTAGTTCGCATTTGCTGCTGGCCTAAAGTCGATCTTGTCAGCAGTGCGCTGTAGAGTTGCGGATCATTCACAGCGTCCATCATCAGCCTTTCCGCCTCGTTAGAGGTTAGCCTAGCCAGCGTGTTTCGGGCCTTGTTGCTCATAAACTGAGCCAAAACAAGAGACGAGCCAAGCCCTTTTCCCGCCATCCTCTGGCCGCTTTTTGCGCCAGCCAAAGTAGCCGCAAGCTGAAGTATAGATGCAGGGCCGTCTTCAAATAGATTATCTACAGCCTGCGGGGATTTTTTCCCCAACGATAAGATGGTTTCGCCAATATAGCTTAGGTGGTCTATCTGTTTTTTGTTCATTCCTAAAGACCGCATCACTTCTTTGTTTTCCATGACGTTAGTGAGTAGCTTTTTGCCGTCAAGATATGCCTGCCCACTAGGGGTCGCATCCGCCGACTTGGCCCTATTAAACAAAACGTCTGAAAAATCTGCGTGAACCGCTGCTTTATCGGCATCTGTAAGGCCGCGAACAAATAATTGCGCTCGCTCGGGATCTCCCAATACTTCCTCCGTAGATCGACCGCTCATAGCGACCCTGCGAAGCTCTTGGGTAGTTTCATCCACTCCACGAGCATACTGGCTGTCGGTAGCTAAACCGCCCTGCTGAATAGCCCTGGTTAAATCCGCTGGAGTTAAATTAGAGTCAGCCGCATTAAACATGGCATTCTCAACTACCTTGTATTTCCTATACTGAGAATCCGCTTGCCTTAGAATATCTATAGCGCCTTCCGGCAGCTCGTTCTGAATTCTTGTGGTTATTGTTGATTCGGCCGCGCCAAGGAGGTCGGCCCTCTCGTCTCGGCCTCTTTGCGTTTGCAACCTACGCTCGTCCCGTATCTTGGACCGAAGGTTTAAAAGAACCTCGCTATCAACTTGGTCGCCCGCAAAATCATCACCATACGCGGTTAGCCTGCTTCCTAACCACTTGTCAACCACCTCTCTTTCAAAATTCGTAGCCATAATGTCTGGAGTATTGGTTGATGCACGTATTTCGTTAGATATTCCAGCCGTAGACATGGGATGGCCCTTAGCCCCCTCATACAATGGCTTAAAGCTTGTATATGCTTGATTTAGCATGTCATCAGACATTCCGGGGGTAACAGTGAACCCTTCTGGCGTAACTCTATCCAGCACAGACACTTCCCATTGCTGCCGAGTTCTAGGCTTACCAAAGCTATCTACCAACTCTTCTTGGGCCACTAATCTGGCCTCTTGTAACTCCGACCTAACTATATTCTCTAGCTCTGGGTTGTCTTGTAACAGTCGAGCTTCTTGCGCCATTAGGCGCTCATCACCAATCCACTGAGCAGGTGTAACACCTTCAGGAATCGAATCCAGCCTTTCGGCCGCTTGTCTTGCTCTTTCTGGGCTTCCCGCCCTTTCTTGCATTTGTCTTGCTGCACGAATAGACCCTCCTTCTTCGGTCATTGGGAATAGGTTAGCGGTTATTCCTTCTCTGGCAGCTCTAGCTGTTCTTGGTAGTGCAGAAACAACGCCACCAAAACCCATGCCGCCTACAACCTCTGCCGCTAGCTGAGTTTTTGGCCCAGCCCCGCCCTGTTTTGCCGATTCTCCAGCAGCTCCAGCACCAAAAGCACCTGCCGCCTCGGCCCCGAAATATGTTTTAGGGGCAGAAGTGGCAAACTTGGCTATGTCATCAATCATTGTCTTGAAAATTCCCGTTCTCCCCAAAATAGGAGCGCTAACATTTCCAAACAGTGGTGCAGCGGCCACAAAAGGAGCAGACATGCCCATAACATTAAAGCCTTTTCCTGCGGAAGTGCCTGAAAATTCAGTTTCTACACCAACACCAATTGCGTTTAATTTTTCTCTAGCGGGTGCGGGCACGAGGCTTAATATACCTCTATTAAATTCATTTACGACATTAGTGGCTCCATCGGCATAACCAGCAATTCTGTCACCAATAGAGCTGTTGTTTTCTCCCGGTTGTCCGCCAGAAGATGCCATCAATCGCTGCTTAGCCCTCAAGGCTTCAGCAATTTTTAACTTTCTTTGTAATTCGCTATCGGCCATTACTTTTCTCTTAATCTTTCAATATATATATCTAGCTGGGCGGGGGTTAGGCTGTCAGGATCAACATCCATCAATTGAGTTGAGCTCATGTCCCTGACCTCTCCCATCTCGCCCTCCACCCTGCTCAGAGAATCGAACATTGCTGAAGCTGCATCTGGAGTCAATACTCTCCTTATAATGCTTTCGATGTTTTTTGCTCTTGCCGTCGACTCTTCTCTTACCGTTTTAGGGTTTCGTGAATTGCCTGAAAACCTAATGTCATCGGTATACTGGTTCATCATCAAGTCAATAAAATTGGTCATTTGAAATCTTGCAACATCGGGGTTTTGAGTCCATGCCATAGCGTTAGGAATAAGAGCAGATATTCTTTCTTGCTCCACTACAGGGGGTCTTCCAGAAACGGCCAAAGCGCGGATAGCATCTCTTTCCAATAATCTTAAATTCTGCGCAGATTCTTCGGCCCCCTCTGCTATCGGCATAAAAGGAAGCTGTCCGACCGAGCTGTTCCATAGGCCAAGAAAAGAAGCCCCAAACCCTGTTCCTTTGCCGGGATCAAAAGACAAATCTTCCACTGTAGTTCCTGACGGGGGCGCAACAATATCTTGTTCTGGGCTTCCCTCTATATTAGCGAGCCTAGCTGCATCGGTAGTGGGGTCGTAAATAATCAGATTACCCTTATCGTCAAGTCGCAAATCTTGATCAACTCGGCGCGTGGCTTCCTCTACGCTCAAATCATATAAATCTTGGTATTCGTCAATTTTTCTTGCTCGCTGATCGGCAAACCCTACGTCTTCTTGCTCGACTCCTGCCACCTGCTTGTATTGCTCATGCTGCTCAGGCGTGAAGGTTTCTATATCAAAATCTTCTTTGTAGGGAGAGCGATTAATTTGGTCTGCCACATAGGCTTTGGCCGTTTCAAAGTCGTCAATGTTTGCCACTTCTCCAGCCATTTGGTTGTAAAAAGCGTTTGATGCCTCTTCGTCGGCAAGCCTATCCCGCTCTGCCTGACGCTCAGACGCAGCCCTAGCCTGCTCTGCTCTTTGTTGGGTAGCGGCATTCTGGCCCTCTACTTGCTGTCTTTGGAGTTGCCTCCCTTCCATCTGATTAGCTAATTCAGGGTTTTGCGCGTACAGCCCAGACAAATCACCGCTCATATAGGCACTCTTGGCCGCATCACGAGTAGCGCCGCGCTCTCTACCTTGCTCGATAGTCGCCATGCCGCGTTCAAAAAATGGAGTGTATAAAGGCATAATTGTTCCTAGTACATCTGATTGTCGATTATTTGCTGTTTTGTATAGCCTGACGTATTTGCTGAAGGTCTGCCAAGATAAGACGAATAGCCCTGAGCGACACCACCAACAATATCAGCAATCGCCGCATTCTGAGCCGCTACGCCTTGCATCCGTAAATTAGCGCCCGGTTGACCATTTGGCATATTGCCCGTAATCAATCCGCCTGCCTGTAATTGAGTGTCTAGTTGTGTTCCAGCCGCACCCATCCTGTAAGGACTTCCAGCGGTCCCCCTGTCAAAGCCAGTGGCTGCTATTTCATAACCCTCTGTGCCCGTCCTACCTGTAGCTAATTCAACGCCAGCGCCCTCTAGGCCCGTCTGCCGCATGTCGCGCAAGAAAGCGCCCTCTCCTCCCGTGCGTAAAGATGCCTGTCGTAGTTGCTCTGCGTTCGCCTGTGCGCCCATTTGAGCATTTAAAGCCGTTGTTTCAGCGCCTTGCGTAGCACTCAAAGCCCTGCCCTCTGCACTTAAACCAGCCTGAGCCGCGTTCATGTAGTTTTGGCCCACATCTCTAGCCGTTTGCGCCTCAAACCCCGAAACAGCGCCCGCCGCATTTGGATTGGCTTGTTGCTGGAGCATGTTCATATAGTTTTGGTAATACGATTGCTCAATTCCAGCCCGCTCGTAATTACCGCGATTAGCCCTATCCGCACCCTCTTGGATTCTGCGCCCTGAATACAACGAACCGGCATTTGCGCCTTCTTGCCGTATATCCTCCATCGTGGCTTCTTGAGCGCCGGTAGAGGCATCCATAGCCGCCTGATAAGCGGGGGAATCACGGTAGCCCTTGTATTGCTCGCCAGGACTAAGACCTAGTTCCGCGCCCAATTGCCCTACAGCTTGCCTTTCGGAGTTTAGAAAGGGGGAATATCTCTCGTCAATATTGCCGAATGCGTCCGTCTGTACAGCACTAGCCCGCTCTGCTTGAGCTGTCACGTTGCCAGCAGCGCCACGCAAGCTCTCTACGCCTTGAGACGTGGCATTTCTTAGCGAATTAACGCCCTGATTAGCCGTGCTAGTTATCCGCCCTGCGCCCGCTTCACCGGTTGCTTGTCGTTCGTCAGCCGCAACGCCGATTCTCTCGTAAAGATCGTAAGCAAGACCCTCATTTCTAGCGGCGAAGTCCTGCGCCTTTTTAGCGTAGTCGGCTCCCTTTGTCTGTCGAGTTGTGGCGAATTTCTCAGCACTGTCTGCGTATTCATTGGAAAATGTTTCGTAATTCTCCGCGCCTAATTCGGCTAAAACGCCTTCTTCAATAGCTACCGCCGCCGCCTCATCGCCTCTTTGACGAAGTGTATCGGCCTCAATTTTAGCTTGTGCGAACCTCTCCCTCTCAAGAGCATCAATTCGCTTGCCTTCGCTTTCTGCGGACTTGTTCGCCGCCACGCCAGATGCTACGGCGGCTACTCCGCCGATAATGGCGGGTATAAAGGGAGCTACTGGCATGGAGCCTCCTTCACGAAGTAATAATATTCGTTGTCTTTGTCTACTTCGGTCATAAATTCTCTCGCTAGAGCTGTAGATGCCGGATTATCCAAGCACGTCATTGAGGTAATCTTGTCGCAACGGGCAAACATATAAGTAAACATTTCCTTCAATGCGTCTCTCAACATTTTGCCGCGCCCCTTCTTTAAAGCCTGTGTATGCAATTCGTAAGAATCATCGCGCTTAATCAAAACAAATCCACCGTATTCATAGGTCAGGACAATGTTGTTAGTGTCTTTGATAAACTCGCTCAAATCCACGTCCTCAATTACTTTGGCGCCACCACGCACAGCGGGGTCATTAATCACCGAGTTAATAAACGCGGCATCAAAGTCGCGCTTTACCATGTGGCTACCGCTACTCGTACCCATGCGTCAGTATCCCAACAAATGTAAATGTAATCCTCATCAGCGACTATCGTGCCTTTATCGCCTGCAGCCGTAGCTGAAGCCGGTGTGTCTATTCCTACCGATCTGCCTAGTAGATAAAGATAGTCTTCAAGATACGAAGTCGCCTTCCCGTCTTTAGTAATCGCAATGTCTGGGCTGAAATCACTCGCCATTACATGCTTACCTCGGCCTCTGCATCAATCGAATAAAACTGTACTCTTACCGGATCTGTTACCGATAACTCTAAAATGAAATCTTTGTGCCTTACCAGCTTGCCGAAATTCCTCAAAACAACGCGCTTCGCATGATCACCCCATCCACCCAATGAAATAGGCGAGTGATTAATGTAAGTCTTGCCGCCGTCCTTCGAATATCTAACCAGCATCAATGGGTCGGTCAGAGAAGGCGATTCAGCTACTCCTACCTCCATATCGACCGCAATTACAGGCAAAAACACGTCTTTTGTAAAACTAATCGACGGGCAGCGCATTGTCGCTTTTAATATCTCCCCGCCCTCTGTCTTTGCATCAGGGTCTAGTATCCAAATGCTCCCGTCTATTCTATCACCGATATAGATGATGTTTTGGTCGCTCAAAGAGTAGTTAGCCCGCCATGCCTCGCCATTAGTAGATGATCGGGTAGTGGAAAGTCCGGTATACACGTTATAGCCCCACGTGTAGTTCACATCAGGAAATGACAAGTAATACATCTTATGGTGCGGTGTATCGACAAAAAAGCCAATACAACTAGCTATTTCTGAGGCTGTAAATCCCGGATTCTGCACCGTTCCATCACCGCGAATCTTTAACTCAAACTCCAAGTCCGAAATTGTCTTAATGTCAGTGCCTTTGACCAGAGATATAGTCGAGTCATCGGCCAGAAAAGCAAAATAATCGTCCTGCTCAGCAAAAGAGCTTTTGGCTAAGATGCCTACGTTCTGACCCATGCCTTTAACTGGGCGAATAGGCACCAGAGAATCAGTAACACTCTGGAAGTATTCCATCGTCTTGCCGCCCAGCGTCCACATAGCCGACTTTTTGGAGATGTTAATCACCACCTCATCAGGCTTGTATTCCGCCGATATGAACGACAAAGGGTTATAAGACGTGCCATCGGACACATCGGAGGCGAATATCTCGTTTCTGTTGTCCCTAGTACACCAAAATCGCTCGTTTAATACCGTTACCGAAGTAGTGGGGAAGAAATCCACGTCGGTTATCTCAACCAAGCCATTCGAGTCGTATATATAACCCTGTCCTTCACCGTTCAGAATCATCACCTGATTGTCACCGGGTACCGAGTTAGACACGATTGTAGCCACTCCAGAGCCGCCCACAACGCCTAAAAACACAGGCACACCCGTAGCAAATCGATACAGCCCAACACCAGAGACAAAATACTTAAACCCACTGTTTAGGTGGATATTCGAGCGCATAGGGTTAGTCAGCGAATCATCATGTAGAGTTAGCCCGTCAAGACGCTTAACAGAGATGAAATCACCATCTCGATTAGTCTCAGCGAGCATATTGACTAAATTGCCCTTCTCCTTAATGGAGTTGTAAGCGCCACTCTTGAGCCCTAATGGGATATTCATTAGTCAACGCCTATTATTAGGCTAATAATGAACTTGATTAGCTGGAACGCCACTATCTTTGCCTCATTTTCACTGTAATCGGATAGTTCGCCACGTCGAAGCCTAATGCCACATCCAGAGATTCCATAGCTAATTGCTTTAATTCTGCCGATCTTTGGGGAGTACAGCCGTATTTGGGGATAAGTCGCACAGCTAGATTGTAAGCTATGCACTCAAACCACTGCTCTGGCAGGTCAAACGTATTCGCCGCCTCTTCCATGATCTGAATTTGTCGCTCGTAGCTGAATCTGATCACCGGAATAGCCGAAACGGGCGGATTCCAGACAAACATCGTGCCAGTTGGCTGAAGTCTGGAGTAATAAGTCTGAATTACTGTGCCGTTTTGGTTCTTATTCGGCAATTGCTCGTAATCTTCCTTCGAAAGAAAATTAATAGGCACTTCGTAATCGGTCGTTTCCTTCCTTCTCACCGACGTTACACGTGAAACGGGCTTAAACGAGTCTAGCGTGTAGTGATAGACCACATTGCCACTAGCAGCCGCCACAAGCAGTGCATCATTGAGAGTTACCGTGTCATTAGCAACAAACGAAGCAATAGTAGACCAGTGCAGGTCGTTATCGTCCGTCACAACGCCTATGGGGTCGTTTACAGCAAATCCGGTAGTAGAGGTCACAGATATTACCGTCTGCCCTATGGCCTCTGCGGCGTCCGTGGTGGTCTCGTTGTAATCGTTGGCTAAATGGGTAGTCGCATCACCGAAAGGGTAAGAAGCCTGCCCGATAGTGAGGAATAAAGTGCCGGTTTCATAGACCCACAAATGCAGCCCCTGACCTTCCCATGCTTTGATCATAAAATTCAGCGTTCGCCTTCCTCTTTGAAGCATATCTCCAGACAGAGTCTCGCCGTCCTGCCCTATTTGCAATAAATCAAACGACTCTTCAAGAAGCTCATTGAGGCTTGTCGCAAGTGAATATGTGCCGCTAGTTGCCATTAAATGACCTCTGGAGGAGTTGCCGCTGCCTCAGATGGATTGTTGGACTCAAAGCGTGTGTTCTTGTACGTCACAGTCTCAAGAATCGTAGGCGCGAAGTCTTGCTTGTTTCTGGGGCTCACCGCTTCAGGAACACCATAAAATCCCTGCCAGTCTCGCACCACCTCGGTAGATTTCTTCTTGAAACCGGTTATATCGTCTATGGTATTCGACGCATTTGGCTGAAAGTAGTTAGTTGTTACATAACTTCCCATTGTCTCTACTCCCTTACCAAGACCCCTGTCCTTGTGTGACACTAAACTTCACTGTGCCGCTAGTGTAAGAATTGAATATCAATCTCGACCCCATTACCGGAAAGGCGTAGTTGCCGTTGTCGGTAGCAGTCTTAGCGGAAAGTCCGTCAGTGCTTAACCAGATAGCGTCAGCATCCCAGCTTGAAGTGCCGTAAGAATTCTGTGGCAGATCAAAAGTGTGCTGTACCGTGTAGTCTAGCGTTCCAGAGATAACACCCACGCCGATGGACGCATTAAAGGGCTGTTGCGCGTAGTCAGTCTTGTAGGCTAGTGTCGCCATGGGGCTTGTGCTGCCCGATAGCCAGCCACCTTCGATATTGCCCGTTACAGCGCCATCTACGGTAATGCTTGAAACAGTCGTCCAGTATTTAACCGAGGTAGCTGTGCCCGCGTTAGCTAGGGTCAATTCCTCAACCTGTGCCCCGCCGCCAAACGTCCCTGTAATGGTAGCAACAACGCCTGAGTTATTGCCTGAGCCTTCAATGGCTATGAGCTGGCCTTGCTTGGCATTAGGCAGAGCTACACCGTAGGCATAGGCAACGCCATCCACAACTAAGGCTCCATCGAGCGTCAAAGCACCCGCCGCGCCTGTGGTTTGGTCTTCAATGATTCCATTCGCGTCATTAGTGAGCGCAATGGTTGTGATTATTTGGGGTCGCATCGTTAAATCCTCTTAATAAATCTGTTTGTATTATACAGCAGCACGTTACCCGCTCCGCTGAGTTGCGCGAGTATTCACCAAATTAGAATAAGATTTGCCGTGACCGCGATACATAATGCCATTGCCATTGTAAGGTTTAATGGATAGCTGGCACCTTTCGTCGAGTCCAGTATTGAATAATGTCAGCGTGTTACTTGGCTGAAGCAAAGGAAGCGATAATACTAATCCATCCTTGCCGGAAGAGAACGCCTTTCCACAGTCATCGTGGATAATAAACAAGTAATCCTCATCTAGCGGAACATGGTCAATATCGAGAATCGAAGTCTCATAACCACACTCCGCTAGAGAGAAACGCACTATGTAGCAACAGTCGGTGCAAGTGCGCCCGATACGTTAATCGCATCAGTGGCGAAACACTCGTAAGAACGACATGAGCCTGGGTCAACGCCGCCGATACCCGCTACAGACGAGCCGTAGAAGTTACGTACAAGAGCGCCTGTGCAAGCCGAAACAAGCTCAAGAGCCAAATCAGCCGCTTGGAGCTGCATCAAAGTACAATCCCTTACAGTCAGATTAGTGCAAACCTTGCCTGTAGGGTTATGAACAGGAGCAACGGAGAAATCACCGAAAATATCGCAGTTCTCAATAATAACGCCCTCAGAGACTTCGCTGAGTTTGATGCCGTCAGTAGAGCCAACAGCAGGAGAGGTTAGCTTGCAGCCAGAAACCACAACACGGTCACAATCGTTAGCAGAAGCACCGCCAACATCAATGCCCGTGACAAATTGACGAGCTGTAGCCGCTACGCGCGAACGACACTCAACATCGACGATCTGAATGTCGGAACCAGTGACCTCAACCATAATAGTATTATCATGCTCGGCCAACAGGAGAAAGTTTTGAAACACTGAGCTAGCACCTGAAACGATAATACTAGAGGCCACAGCCGATAGTGTAATCGTCGGTCTGAGAGTGCCAGCACCAAGACCAATGATAGCAACGCCCGAAACATCAGGGACTAGGCTAGTCGCGTTAGCAACAGTCTCAGTATAGCCAGGCATTACAAAGATAACGTCACCGCGAGCCGCGACACACTGATTAATAGCGTGGTCGATAGTCGCAAAGGGTCGTTGGTATGTGCCTGATTGAATAGAGGTAGAATCTTCGCCAGCTACTACACCAGAATCCCCACCAAGGCGCACAGAAGTAGAATTGACCCAGAAAACCTTGCCGGGATTAGTTGTAACTAGAGGGACACCGCGAACAGTGACCACATCCTTGAAACCATTTTGATAAGTTGAAATTGACATTTTATTTCCTGTAAACCCCTATAGGGTCCGTAGAATTTTTACAGTTCAATAAATAAAGGGGTTTTTACACCCCCATATTCTCTATGTACCACTACCAAAAGCAGCGCGTGGGTCAGTCAAGCCGTAAGACTTATAGAACATTCCTTTTGATCGGAAGTTAGAAGTACCAAAGTCATTATCTTGCTCAAACGTGTAGTCCATGCGGTTGAAACGGCAGAAGCCATTATCAACATTGGTTTTGATAAACCAATCTGTCGCAGAAGTGAAACGGTGATTGACGTGATAGCCATCTGGGAATATGTCCGAGATAGGGTTCACAGTCGCCGTGTTAGCTGAATTAGGCTCAAACCGTGACTTCAAGATCCGGTCTGCAATCCAGCGTAGCTGTCGAGGTATGTGCAGGCTTTGGGCCTTCGCATCGATCAACAGGTTAGCGCCATCGCGGTAGTCCTCAAGAGCCGTCAGAGCGTCCTCAATCGCAGCCTGACTAAGCGCTGTGAAGGATGCGTTACGGTTCGAGAATGTGCCGCCTTTGCCCAATACGTGAGCTGTGGAGAACAAGGGAACGCCGTCACCAATGTTAGTGGTGTAGCCGTTATTGATCACGTCAGCCGCTAGTTGCTCATCGGTATGCTTCAGTGAACGACCAAGACATTTACCGGCTGTATTAACCAGGTCTTGATACTTGTTGTTCATCAAGGCTTCCATCGTAATGATAGTGCCTAGCGCATACACGTTATGAGTGTAAGTAGTAGTGAAGTCCTGCTTCTCGTTGTCGTAACCGATTGCAGTGCCTTCAGGCTTGAGAGCTGCAAGACCAGTACCGGACAACGAAACGTCTAGCTCGTATGCCTTGTCTGATTCTTTAGTCTCAAAGATTGCGTCTAGCTCCATTGGTAAATCTTCATACTCCAATGTCGCTACTGCTCGAATACCCTCTTGGAGCAATCGGGCGGTACTACCTTGTGTCTGAATTGACATCGCCATGATTATGAAACTCCAGTTGTGTTGTTGAGGTTGGTTAGATTAGAGGTGACAATCCAACGAGCGTTTGTGCCTACAGCGTTACCAGTTGAAGCGTCAAGCTCTACGAGCCTGAAAACAACAGTGTTGGACGTGGCTGGGGATGCAGATTGGATCTCCATTGCAGAAGCGCCGGTAACAGTGTTACCAGAGCCAACAGTGGCAATATCTACGTTCATCCCTATGTCTAGCCGAGACATTGAACCGCCAACAGAGTCCTCTTGAACCGAGCATAAAAGCCCGTCCATAGGAATGACTCGGCCAGTTCTCAGCGTACTAGCTACACGGTAGTTAGCAGAGGAGAGAGAGCCTTCGTCAGCAAAGTTAGGGTCTAGGGATACGAGAACGCCGTAAGGTCGATCACCTGCGGCGCATTGGGTTACTTCTGGCGATGTTGCATCTGCTGAGCCTGTGCCCGTCAGTTTTACAACGTCTCCAATAAAGCAGGCTGTACCAGTAGCTGCAAGGAATGAGCATTTCTGCGCCTTGCCGTGGTAGTCACTGCCGTCGAGTGTGCCAACGACTTGAAAACCGTTAGCTGCATCAATATTAGCCATGTTTGGCCTCCGAAAGTTAAAAGAATTATTACAACCTCACCGCTTTTGGTTTGGTTAGTTGTGTAATTCTCCGCTTTCGGAGGAATACTGATTTAAGCGCCGCTCTTGGGCTATATACTGTGATAATACACCATTATTTAGCGGAATACGCAATAGTTTCTTTAGGTATTACGCATTCACGCCAAATAATGAAGGTTTTAGCTATTTCTTATCTGATTATGCCCCTGTCCTCGGCCTCCAGCCTCTTCAAGATTGGGGGCGTATGTCTGAGCGTTCACATCGGATTGATTCGCACCACCGGACATAGCCGCCGCAATAGCTGCCTGTCGTTCGCGCTGAGGACCAAGTTTTACACGGTCATACTCTTCAGGCTCCATCATTAACAGCCAAACCTTAAAGGCTGTACCGTCTGACTCGCCACCGTGCCAATTCACATATTCCGAATCGCCCTTATCATTCAAGCCCTTGTAGATTTTACGCTGCTCTGACTTGCGCTCTACCGGAACCGCGCCTTGGTCAATCCACCACTGCACATCTCCATCCACGTCATTGATCTTCAAAAACTTCATATCGGGATGCAATGCCTCATAAAACGAGGAATCTAGCTTCATGTTGCGCGACAGGTTGGGCCGGACTGCCTTCGTGTTCTCGTTAGCCTTCCCGCCACCCACTGGCTGTCTTTGGTTCTTGTCTGCATTCTTATCAAACATAGTCTTATCCTTGTAGAAGTCGTTTCTTGAATTCTTCGGCCTTTGCAGGGTTCTTGAGCTTGATTGACTCGTACATCGCCGTAGCTGCGCTCTGATTGCGCGGATCTTCGGTATCATCAATCTTGAAGTCGCTCAGTTTCTTGTCATTACTGCCCTTGCCACCTTTGCCTCCACGGCCTGTACCCGCTCGGTTATTGCGAGGGCTTGCGAATAGGTCAGAGTTAAGCTCCTTAGCCTTTCTCAAGGCCGAGGCTAGGTTCTTAGATATCTGCGCGTCCGTGATAGGTCTAGTGCCGCCACCTAAAGCGTCAATGCCCGCATCGTGGAAAGCAATCATGTCAGCGTGGAAGTCAGCGTTATAGTCGGCGCTATCCTTATCAAGAATAGGGTTATCAGCCACAAAAGACGTGATTACGGGGTTAATCTCAGGCGCTTTGGGTGTTTCTTTGGTAGCCAGAGAGTCTATCTCCCTCGACGTTTTAAGCGCTCCTTCTACGTCCATCTCGTCCTTTTGCTTGGCTAATTGCTCCTCAAGCTCAACCTTGTACGCCGCCGCCTGTGCTTTCCGAGTATCTTCAGCCGCACTGACCACATCGGTCAGCATGTCCTTAACGCCCCTTACATCGTCCTTCAGGGCTTTGTTGTCTTGGATAATGTCATACTGAGCCTTATAGGCGTTCTTACCTCGATAATCGTCAGGGTCTTTGCCTGCTGCTATCCAGTCTTCATATCCCATGTAGCCTGGAATCTCTTCGGGGGCTTCTTCTTCATTCTCTTCTTCGTCTTGAGCGGGCAATTCCTCCCCATCCAAGTCGTCGCTTTGGGCTTTCTCAAGGTCAGCCGTAATCTCTTCCATTGATCTACTCATTACAGCTCTCCTCATAAAATCCGATTATGTCTTCATCGTTTAGCAGCCGGTACATATTGCCGCTGCCCTTGGGTTCTTCGTCTGCCTTGCCTGCGTAGTTCTGATAGAGAACAACTTGACCGACCTTCGCCCATGCTCCAGTGTCTACAATGTGACTTCCCTTCCATGCAGCCCTGCCAACATCAACAATGATTCCGCGATCTGAGCCTCTAGTCTCACGCTCTAGCTGATCGTTAGACTTGGATTCAAAACCTAGCCTTTCGAGAGTTTCGAACTTTTCCTTATCTTCGCCAGAAAAGCCCTTATCAGCGGGAATGCAATAGACTTTTATGCGGTAGCCTGCGGGGTTCGATAGGCTCTTGTTGCAGATTTCTTTAGCCTTGGCGACTATCTCAGGAGTTATCTTCAGCATCGTCAGCCTCCTCAACCATCTGATAGTGATCAAACAGAACCTCTGGGGCCATAGACGCACGATAGCCTGTCTTCTGGCCCTCGTAGAATGAGAGCCTGTGACAAGTTAGGTCGTTATTTGTGGGGTCTTGAATCTGTCCAGAATTAACAATGTCTTCTACATCACTAACCTGATTCTCTAAGCACATCAGATGATACTTAGTTACGGGGTCATCAAGCCATATCTCGACTTGGGTCTTGCTTAATCGTTTGAATCGGTCTTCCATTTAACTGTCCTCCTTCGGACTCTATGAATTGATCTTCAATTCGTGTTACTTGGTTCAACGCATCGCCATAGCTTAGGCCAGCGTCCTTAACCAATTTTGCTAATGATTCGGCATAGTTCTTAGTAATAGTGGATTCGTCTAGGTCTGCTTGTAGACCCGCCTTCGTCAACTCAAGGGCAGAATCTCTTACCTGCTTTAACTTCTCAGCCTCATGCTTGAACTTCTCTAACTCATGCTTGGATTCATCAACAGCTATCTTTCTGTTCTCAAACTCCATAAGCATGGCCTCACGCGCCGCTTCTTTCTGCTTCGCTTCCTGTTCTTCAGGGCTTGGGCCTTGTGGGGGTTCTGGTGCTAGTCGGTCAACATCGTCAGTGCCTAACGCTTCCATCAGGTCGATTGATGCCTGCCGAATATCTACAACACTTCTTCCAACGCGCTCCATCTGCCCTAACGCTATGTCGTAGACGTTCTGAGCCTTGCCTACGCGCTCAATATCACTACCCTTTGACGGGTCAGCAACGAGGTTGACGTCGCAATCATCGGGGTTGAAGTCAGCCTTCATGTTGGCTTCTGTCGGTAAATCTAAGACTTTGTTGTACTTGAACGAATCGTGGTGCTTGAAGTTCAATAGCCCGATCTTCTGGAATTCCTTACGCTGTGCGCCATATACGCGCATGACAATAGAGTTAGGAGTCTTTAAGCCTTGCTGCAGTCGTGCCAAGTAAAGGCTTGCCGCCTCACCCGTTTGCGCCTCTACGTTATAAGCTGCCGTGGTCATAGTCCTGGCCGAGTCGATTAGAAATGACATAAGCTCAAACAGAGTAGACGAGGGGCCAGAGAAGGGAAGTTGTAAGACGTTTTGTTGTAGCGAGCCTTGCACGCCGCCCATCTCAACAGGGGTTAATTGGCCCATCTGCACGTCAATCGGGCCTGCTTGCTGTCTATTGCCTCGACCTTTGCCAATACCCATAGCGATTAAGCCAGAGTTAGCAGTCGTGAGATTGAGCGTTCCTGCGTCGATGTTGTCACGTAACAGCGTGTTAATGGCAGTAAACATAGGTCCGAGCAATATGCCCCATCCTACGCCCATTGGGCCACCTTCAGGGTCAGGAAGGAAGATAGTCTGCGTGTAGACTTCCTTATCCTCAATGCGTACCAGTGCGCCACCTTCGCTGTAGTGTATTAAGTCTTCGTCGTAATCAGGGTATAGGTAGACAATCTTATTCTTGGCTGGATAGAGAACAGCACAATAAGGCTCTTTGATGCCATCCTCGTCTAGGTCTATCCATGTATGTGCTTCGATGAAATCAAAGGAATGCTTATCATCTTCGAGGTCGTCCTCGTCAATATCCCATGCCTGGTCGCCGCGTATGTAGCCAATCAGCTCATTGCGTGAATAGGTCACTTCCTCAAACTTGTCAGGAGCCTCACTGAATGACTCGCAAGCCATGTCAAACACGATCTTGTCGGCCATCTTCAGGTCAGAGCATATCTTCTTGAGGTCAGAGTTGAAGTAAGTCTTCTTGTAGTACGTGCCAACACAAGGCAAGGCAAGCAGAGCTTTGTCGGTAGAATCGCGCCACAACGGCACGTCATTGGTTATTTGGTAGTTCGAATACTCTTTAACACGGCTAGCGCGGTCTTCTTTGACCTTCTCCATCTTCTCGACTTGCGCGTCATACTGAGCCTGAATCTGCTGTGCTTGCTCAGGTGGTGCGCCTTCGGGTATCTCTAGCTCTGGCACCTTAGCGCCGTTTATCTTCACGCTTACAAGGTCTTCGCTCCATACCAAATCAGGTACAGCGCGCCCATGAAAGTCTAGCATTGCCTCGAAGATATAAGGCAGCATCGCGACACTAGCACCAGCAAAAGGGAAGTCTTTGGAGTCTATGTCATTGCCTGAAGAGTCGGAGGGCTGCATCTTAGCCAGCATCAGCGCCTTGGTGTAGCGCTTCTTCCAGTTCGCCATCGACTGCTTCGCAGCACCGTATAGCTTGTGGGTCTCGTTGTAGATCGAGGCATTAGTCTTGGGCTTGACGTTATCCGCGCCCTTTAATTCGTCTAATTGATCAACAAGATTGCCCGCGTCAAGGTTATCAACTAACAGGCCGGTTTCTTCGTTGGGGACTTCTGATTCGTACTTAGCCACGATTAGCTACCTTCTTCAGTTCTGTTTTGGTCATGGGTCGCCAGTCGCCGCACTTCTCGCAACGGGTATGAGTTAACCGGGTTGTCTTGACTGGGATGCAGTCAGGGCATTTAGAAGTTGTCATAGTTACCCGCCGTTACTGTGTTCCGATTAGTGTCTTGATACTGCTGGTTAATGTCGCATATTCGAATAGCGTAACGCCTCATCATATAGGCGTATCGAATCGAATCTAGTATATCATCTTTGGTCTTGACTATAAGCACATCACCCGATGGCGTGGTTTTTGTATGATACTCCCGAATCTCCTCGAACACATCAAACAAGTTAGAGAAGACTTTAAACCGCCCTGTATCCATTAGGTTGATTATCTCAGTAATGCCAGCCCATACTCCATTAGATCCATCAGGCCACGTAGCGTGTTCGGCCAACATCATCCATCCTTCCTCTTCGTAATACTCCTTCTGCTGCTTGGCGGACCCCTTCTCGTGCTGTAGGCCATCGTGAGGCCATGCTGTGGGTATATCGGCAGCCCAAGGCTTTACAACGTGCCACGCCTCAAACGGTTGCTTCTCCTTGCCCTTCCAGGCGTTAGTGATGTAGTACATGTCATTGTCTCGATCCCATACGAGCTGAACGTGTGCCTGTGGGTGATTCCATCCAAAGTCCATGCCGTTAATCACGAACCAGTAATCAGGTATCTTGAACGGCTCAATGCTTATGGAGTCTTGGCTAACAGGGTAGATTAGGCCGGAACCCATCAATGGGATGCCCTTCGAGCGCATATCACGCTGATACGGTGGATAGGCCGAAAGGATCTGTTCTTTGGTAGTCTCGTCCAAGTGTGGCGCATCATCCCATGTTGCAGTTTGCATGTACTGGCCGTCTGTTGGGTCATCCATAAACCCGCACACTAAATCAGTCTTGCCGTTCTCAGGGGTTAGCGTGAGGATGCCTCGACCACCAGCCCCTTTGTCACCGTTGAGCGTCCGCGTCATTACCTGTGGATAGATGGTCTGGTCTTTGGGTTCTTCGTCAATGTGATACCAGTCTACAACGTCGCCCATCAATGCGTGCTGGCCTTGTGAGTATGACCAGAATTGACAGATCGATATGCCGTTAGCATGTTTGACTCGTACCTCACGACAAGCCCCAGAGGTTCCGGTCATGGATTTGTAATCCACGATCAAGTCAGCGGATATGAATCCGCCCTCAAACTCGCCATCCTTGAGCCTGCCGAATAGCTTCTGTTGAAGTAGATCGCGGGTTTTCTCGCCTGAGTGGCCTAATAGCCAGCACAGTGGAGGACGCTTGAACTTGTGCCCCTCCCATCCTTCGGGATAGTTGCCTGTTAGGTGATAGGCGTCAATGATGCAGCCAGTACGTGTCTTTCCGCAGTTGTGGCTGACTACTCCCGCCGAAATGTAATTGTGATAATCCGGTATCTTATAGTCAAAGCATGGCTGTAAACCAATTCCTTGAAATGCTATAATACTGACATCACCCACTAAGGAGATAGGCCGTGGAAAGTATATGCGATTGCTGTAAGCCGCACCATAACCGTAGATTCTGCATGAACCGATTGAAGTCCATGATCGAAGAGGACTTGCTGACTCATCGTGAAGCAGCTCAGATACTTGGAGTAAACCTAACATCAGTCCAGAGGGCGGCAGCTCGCTGCAAGATGAAAACTTGTCGATCAGGCCCTCGGCATGGTTCCGAGCACCCCCATTGGAAAGGAGGTCGGCGGATTGGAAAGCTTGGTTATATTGATCAGTATGCTCCGCTGCATCCTGCGGCGAAAGACGGGGGTTCTGGATATGTTGCAGAGCATCGTCTAGTAATGGAAGTAATGCTGGGGCGATATTTAAACCAGGGGGAAGTGGTTGACCATAGAGACAATCACCCTCGTCACAACGGGCCCGAGAATCTTCGCCTGTTTGGTAGTAACTCAGAGCATCTAAGTCAGACACTAAAGAAAGAATGGTACGGTAATTCCCCTCGCCGTCTAATACCCTATGCTCACCCGAGCAGTCTAGGTGATGACCATTTGATAGATATAAACGATACGTTGGCAGAATTCCCTGAAAGTATGCGCCCGCTATATCTGCATCATGTAGCGATCCATCAGCCCACGAGCGAACACGCACATCTGGCAAGGAAAGAGTTTCTACGAGAGGGAGCCACTTCTCAACCGTTCCCTGCTTCACTAGAATAGGGGTGTGACCAGAAACGCACTGATTTGCCGCCATTAGCAGGCTTGCTAGGTTCTCTGACGTTGCTTTATTAAACCTCCTCTGCCAAGGATACATGGCCTCGTACAACCGCAAGAGCCTGCCTTTCTCGTTGTTCTCGACCTGTGCCTCCATCATGCGAAGGAGTTCGCGCTTATCGGTTTCGCTCAATTACTG